AAAGTTTCGAGGATCGGTGTTATTGTATCGTGAACCACGGACCTTGGAGCGTATTTATATGGCATTTAGACCGTCGAAAAGGCCTTCTTCTTCTGCTTCGAGGCGTGAGCAGCGCAAGGCTTCTGGAAATGCGGCATTAGCGGCGGGTAGGTATCAGGGTATTCCTTCGTATGATAACGAGCCGGATCCTGTTCCAGTGCCCAAGTTCTCGAGTACTTCTAGAAGGGGTGGGATGACACCTTTTGGTGGGTTGGTAGATGCTTTTACTGGGAGGGATTATTCTAAGGAGGGTAAGAAGCAGGAGTTTTTACAGTATATGAGGGACACTGCGCCTAGGACATCTCCACCTACGAACAGATTTAGGGACGCGGACAGGGTTAGCATGAACCGGTATTATGCAACGAACCGAGATATAAAGGAGAGGTTGGGTCCTTACACGGATCCGCCTTTCTCTCTTTTTAACAGAGTTCAGGAAAAAGACTTTGGGATGTATGGCTCGGCGGCGAATGAATTAGCTAATTCTACAATGAGAAAGCCGACACTGAAGCCCACGATTAACTCTTACGGTCAACAACTTTTAAATAGTAATCCTGTAAACAGGGTTACGGGAAAAGGTATTGCGAGCCTAGCTGGTGTTTTGGAGGACAACCGTCTTATAAACTACAATCGAAACAATCCATCAAGTTTACTTCGCAACATAGTTAATTATGTGCCGAATGTTGCAACGAATGTTTTTAAATCTATTCCTGGTGCGGCAACGGCTTTGACGGGACTTGTACCGGATCTACTTTTGGGGCGTGGTACAAGTGAGAAGACTCGAGCCGGTATAGCTGAAACTTTAGGCGAAGAGTTGATGTCATACCTTGAATCCACTATGGGTTCTGGTTTTGGTTCAAGACTATTATTAAACGCTAATAACATAAGCAGATACGCAAAGACTCCTAAACCGCTTAAAGGGTCTCTTGCTACGAGTAAGAAGACTGTTGGCAGTGGCAGTGGCGGTGGTGTTGGCGGAAGCACTGGGTCGAATCCTAACTTAAACCCTTTTAGATATGTCACCCCTAGTTCCAAATCTCCTGCTGTATTTGACTACAAGAATGCTGACATAGCTGTGAATGCGGCAAGAAAGGCTGACTCGAAACTAACGAGTCCTGTAAAAAGTTATTTTACTACGGGCAAAGGATCACAATACGCAATGTTAGAGAACGGTCAGACCGTCCGGTATAAAGCTCCAGCACCTGGTATGGGCGGTGTTTTAGAAGAAGGAGTTCAACCACCGTCCGGCAAAACAATTTTTGTAGACAAGAAGGGGTCGGATATAGCATCAAAGTTTGTGAACACTGAACAGAAAATGCAAGTGGTACCGATATCAAAAGACAAGGCTCATCTTGTTTACCTAGAGGATTTCGGGCCAGCTAAGAAAGGAGATATAGTATCGAACTCACAGTTTTCATTCTCTCTGACACCAAAAACTGGGACCTCCCCTTTTGAGATCTATGGTAGAGGTACATATGGACATATAGGTAATAAAATCACGGACACGAGGACCGTTGGCGGTGGTGGCAGTTTGAGTGCTCCTAATGTCAGCACCTTAACAGACACACAAAGAGCTGGTGATAAAATCTTGGACCAAGGACCAGACGTTAGAAATGTAAACGTACAAGTTTTAAAAGAAGGGCCGGAGCAAATAGACAAGCGTAAGTTCCAGTATTCTCGGAGACGTGACTATGACGAGGAGAATATGCTTGGTGATCCAGACTATTTGTATGATCCTAGGTTCAGGGTATTAGAAGAGGAAGAAGCGATACGAAAGGCTATAGCAAGTAGAAAAAATCTTGACATGACGAAAGAGGGTGTTGCGGCACGAGCACGAGAGCTCTTGGAAGGAGAACGACCTACTAGCGTTTATCGTGGGACAGCACCTTATAAAAGTGACAACCGAAGGGTTGATAACTACACTGGTATGTTCTCTAACACAAATCCAAAGGTGGCGAAGACGTATGGTGACGTGGAGGAGTTTCTTTTCATGCGTAATCCAAAGAAAGACGGGTTAGTAATAGATGCAAAGGGTGAGCCCTATTTCGACCTTCCTGTTGAGGCTCGTACATCATACAAAGGGGAACCGACCCAGCCGTTAGGAAACTTCCTAGAAAAGAATTGGGCAACGACTACGAATGACCTTTTATCAAAAATTCGGAGAGATAAGAGGGATCTTAAATATTTCAACCCAAATTCTATGCTGATAGAGGACATCATAGATCCTCGAATTATTCCTAACCACGGCACTAAGTATCTTCAGGGTGACAACTACATAACATTGGATAAATCTACGCTTAAAAGGCCAACGGCATTGATGTTGGAACAATTTAAGAAGCTCTCTGGTTTTGATTATCGAAACGGGGGGATTGTTTCATTACTTAAATGAGGGACATTTTGGGGGACACGTTAGAATTATGGACGACGATAGAGCCATATAAGAGTTACAAGAGTGAGACAATTGGATGGAGGTTGTTGCCGGCGATAGACAATGATCAAATAAAAGTATATTATAGGGATGAGAAATGTATTGGGTTTGTAACGTGGGCGTGGTTCACTAAAAAAGAGTTTGATACCTTAGAGTTTAATGGTACTGAAGTATTTAAGAGGAACGAGGGTGATCTTTTGTATGTAGTTGATTTAATTATACCTCACGCATCTGCGGATGTTTTTAATATTGTGAGAGATATGCGAAGGCATTTATCGGAGAAGCACCCTGACAAGCCGATGGCTTTTGCACATCGGACGGGTTCCAAGAAACAATGGACGAATAGGAGCATTTAAGATGGGTGCAGGAAATCAAGGTGGCAGCTCTAGTGCAGAAGACGGCGAAATAAGAAAAGCTTTTTCTGCGGACAAGACCAAGACGGCGAAAGACGCTAGGGACTTTTTCAGAGACAGAGATTCTGGCAAGACAGCGAACATGGCCTATTTGGATTCTTATGCTCAAGGTACTGGGAACCCGACCTATGGGGGCTCAACCAATAGAGACATGATTGAGAGACAGTTAGGAAATCAAGGTCTTGTGTTAGAAGGTCAAAATTTTGTTCGATATGACGAGGACGGCAATCGTGGTACTGTTGGTGGTATAAATCAAAGAGGCAACTTTTGGGGTAGCGCAGATTTAAGTGGTGTACGTTCTCCTTCTTATTTAGCGCAGAATGCGGACTACACTGGTAGTAGAGCTAGGAGATACGGTTCTAATGCAGAGGATATGAGTCAAGGAACTTTAGATCCTAAAATACAAAACTCTTTAATAGACCTAGTCACATATAATCCTGACGGCACCGTTACTGGTGTGAACAGTCAACAGGTGTATAATAAAGATGGCATCTTTGCAGGCGATCCCAACACAACGTACAATACAAACACGGGTTTATACGAGACCGATGAGCGTATTGGGTTCGATGATTCAAGTCCGAGTATATTAGGTCGAACGGCACGAGGTTTGACGGATTATATTGGTGGCGGTGGCATCATGGGTGCTTTATCTAACGCCTCGGGTAGCGGAGATACCCCTGAGACTATTAAGACCCCTGAGATAATAGACCTTAATCCAGGTGGCTCTGATCCTATGCGTCCGGTGCTACGTCCGACTGATGGTATCAGTGATATAACGAGTGCTCTTATGGGCGGAGCAGACTCCGTAACCAAATTAACCAACGACCAACTACGAAATCTTCCTACTTACGCTGGCGGTTATACTGGTTCTGGTGCTAACAACCCCTTCTTGAGTGCAGACCAAAGAGGGGTGCCGAATCAGTTTAACGCGCAGGGTGTCCAAGTTCCATTTGATGGTGGTAATAGAATAGATGTGCCTTTAGGAATAGGAACCCTCCCCGGAAAAAAGACCTTATCTGAACTGGCTAAAACGGAGCCCGTAATTTCGGCAGGGTTCAGGAATCCTACAAATGTATTCGATCCACAACAAAGAATTATAGATGAGGCGATGAGACCTCTTGGAGATCGCGTCAGTATGTATGAAGATGATCCTTCTATAGCGTTTGGCTTTGGCGGCGAACCTTTCGATTTATCGCAAACTTCTGGTTTTACAGACAACCAACGTAGGTTTGATAGAGGTCTTGCGCCTACTAATATCTCAGATCCACAATCCGAGGTGACTTATATAGACCCCACAGATGCATACCAAACGCCGTTTCAAAGAGACTTCACTTACCTTGGTGGTAAGGATGGTCTTTTACCTAGAAGATCTACATCGGAAATCAATCGGATAGGTGTACCCACACAGATTGCTCCATATGACGCAAGTTTTGAAAGAGAAGATGCTGTAAGAGCACTTCCCGATCAGACCTTTGGTTCGTTATTTGCAGATCAAAGAGCGGCGGATGCGGCTAGAGACTTCGCTTCTGGTGAAGGTAGTACATTTGGACAAATGTCAGGAACTCCTGCTTACTCTGATGACGCGGATCAACTTGAAGAACTAATAACAACGGGAGCACTTCAGGCCTCTCCTAGTCAACCATTTGGGTCATTATTTGCAGATCAAAGAGCGGCACAAGCGGCTAGAGATTTTTATACGGGTGAAGGTAGTACATTTGGACAGATGTCAGGCACTCCTGCTTTTGGTTCAAGCGTTCCAAATACAATTCAGGTTAGTCCGAATGCAGATCAAATAACAGATACACCTACCCTTGCATTTCAAGATGAGAACTTCGGAAGAGATAGTGACGTTACTGACTTTAGCTTTGAAAACAGAACACCAATAAACAGGATGATGTACAACAGGCCAACACCCGAAGTTAGTGAAGGCGACGGACCAATGAGTATTGGAGACGCATTTAAGTACATCGGTGGGGATCTTAAAAGAATATTCAACGAGGATCCAGCGGTTGTTGCTAGAAGAGAAGCGGCAGAACTGGATGAAAGGAATAGGTTTGGTCTTGAGGATCTCTATGATCCATCAGGCGCAAACAACATGACAATGACAGATGCACTTAAATATATCGGCGGAGATATAGGCAATATCTTTAAAGAAAGTTATAATAATGCTCAGACTGGTGTCAACGAGTCAATTCCTGTATCTCCTTCTTTTAGTACTATTAGTCGAACAGCTAATACGGACAACCAATTTGTTCCTCCAGCGAGCCCTGTACAATCTTCAAGCGTGTCTGCATCTCAAAATGGTTTTAACCCTGCGGGTATTGGGGCTCCAGTAGAGAACTCCATAGAGGCAGTGATTGTTGACGCAAGAGCGAAGAGACTTGGTAAGTTAGGCACTGCTACAGGTGGCGAGAACAACAGGCCGTTAGAAGATCCAAGCGAGTATATAGATCCTCGGATCCAAGATGCGATGGCACCGGATGGATTAGATGACAACATGTACAATGATGGTTCTGAGATATTTGATTTAAGTGAAACATACGATCCATCGGGTGGCGGTTTCACTGATGGCGGTGGAGGCGGCGGTGGCTTTGGTGGATGTCCTGAAGGTTATGAACCGATGACATTAGAGAACGGAGAAACGGTCTGTGTTCCTATTGAGGAAGAGGTTACTGAAGAAGAAGTGGAGGAGGTAACTCCGGTTACTCCAACAGTTCGTCCTGCTATGGGTCCTTCTGCATATACACCTCAAGAAGTTTCTCCGATTCGCCCGTACACGTTACAACCTGGTGAACAAGGAGTTGGTAGTTTGGCAGATGTTCTTCAGCTTCAAAATTATCCAAATATAGTCTAATGGATCTACAAGCTCTTCCCGAAGAGGCGTTAAAAGAAATACTAAGCCTCACCGAAGCTAAGAAACGCTTAGATATTAGGGACGAGGCGCAAGAACATTTCATGCCGTTTGCACATCATGTGTACGAGAACTTCATTGAGGGTCGGCATCATAGGATTATTGCAGAAAAACTAGAGCAAGTGGCGCAAGGTAAGCTAAAAAGGCTTATTATTAACATGCCACCTCGTCATTCTAAGTCTGAATTTGCCTCCTATCTCATGCCAGCATGGTTCTTGGGCCGTAATCCCAAGCTTAAAATCATTCAGGCTACGCATAATACGGAGCTTGCTGTACGTTTTGGTAGGAAAGTGCGAGATTTAATAGACGATCCGCAATATAAGGAGGTTTTTCCTGACACGCACCTTAAAGAAGACAACAAAGGTGCGGGAAAATGGCAAACAAGTGCTGGTGGTGAGTACTTTGCGGCGGGTGTAGGTGCTGCGGTAACGGGTCGTGGTGCGGATTTGTTTGTTATTGATGACCCACACTCGGAGCAAGACGCTTTAAGCGAGACTGCATTCGATCATGCGTATGAATGGTACACTTCTGGTCCTCGACAGCGTCTTCAACCGGGTGGATCCATCATAATTGTTATGACTAGGTGGGGAAAGAAGGACTTAACGGGTAGATTACTGGCTGCACAGGGGTCAGATGTGATGTCTGATCAGTGGGAAGTGGTGGAGTTTCCAGCTATTTTGCCCTCAGATAAGGCATTATGGCCTGAATTCTGGGAAAAAGACGCATTATTGTCTATTAAGGCCTCTCTTCCAGTAGCTAAATGGTCAGCGCAATGGCAGCAACAACCGACCACATCAGAGGGTGCAATCGTTAAAAGAGAGTGGTGGCAGCCTTGGGAGAAGGAGAAAGTACCGCCTTTAACGTATATTTTACAGGCATATGACACAGCATTTTCAAAAAAAGAAACTGCGGACTATTCAGCGATCACAACTTGGGGTATATTCAACCCAGAAGAAGGCGGACCAGACAACATAATTCTACTGGATGCCAAGCGAGGGCGTTGGAATTTTCCAGAACTAAAGGAAGTTGCGTTTGATGAGCATGAGTATTGGGAACCAGACATGGTATTGATCGAAGCAAAGGCTACTGGTACTCCTTTGATACAAGAGTTGCGGCTTCGAGGTATTCCAGCGTTGGGATTTGCGCCTGGAAGAGGTACGGATAAAATAACTCGTATGCACATGGTTGCGCCAATGTTCGAAGCTGGTGTAGTATGGGCACCAACGGACAAGAAGTTTACGGACGAAGTAATAGAAGAGGTTGCGTCATTTCCTAATGGTGATCATGATGACTTTTGTGATAGTATGACGTTAGCTATAATGAGATTCCGGCAAGGGGGCTTTGTTTCCCTTGAAGGGGAAGACATAGAAGAAGATTATTACCCTCAGAAAAGGGAGTACTACTGATGGCACTACCACCACAACCAATGGGATCAATTGTAGATTCAGGCCTTATGCAAGGTGGACCACAAGAAGAAATGTTGGGACAAGAAGTCGAAGTAATGGCACCGGAAGGGTTTGAAGGTGGGGCAGAAGTTATCCCAGACGGAGAAGGTGGTGCTATAGTTCAAGCCATTGCAGAAGCAACGGGCATGGACATAAACGATATGATTGAGCATGACTCTAATCTAGCTGAGTATTTAGACGAAGAGGTTCTTACAGAAATTTCTATGGATCTCAGGGCATCGTTTGAAGATGACTTACAATCAAGAGATGCTTGGGAAGAAACGTATACTAAAGGTTTAGATCTATTGGGTGTTGGGAGCACTGATCGTTCTGTTCCCTTTGAAGGAGCTTCTGGAGTAACTCATCCGTTAATCGCTGAGTCGGTAACTCAGTTCCAAGCACAAGCGTATAAGGAATTATTGCCTTCTGGTGGTCCTGTTAAGACGAAAGTCCTTGGTGTTGCAAATCCAGAGACCGAGGGTCAAGCTACTCGTGTCAAGAACTTTATGAATTATTTGATTATGGAGAAGATGGAAGAGTTTGATCCAGACATGGATCAGATGTTGTTTTATTTACCGTTATCAGGTTCTACGTTTAAGAAAGTTTACTACGACGAGGCCAAAGGTCGTCCTGTATCTAAGTTTGTTGCAGCGCAAGATGTAGTGGTTCCATACACTGCTACTGATTTGGTCACCGCACCACGGATATCACATGTTTTAAAGATGACAGACAATGAAGTTAGAAAACTTCAAGTTAGCGGTATATATCGAGACATTGAGCTAGGAGATCCTGGTGATACTGAGGAAGACACTGTTGAGCAGAAGGTAGATGAGCTTCAAGGGATTTCAAGGACATATAAGGACGAACTGAGAAACATTTTAGAAATACACTCTGTTATGGAGATAGAGGGTTTTGAAGACAAAGACGAGCAAGGAGAGCTCACAGGGATAAAACTTCCATACATCGTAACGATAGATAGAAGTAAGGGTGATGTATTATCTATTCGCAAGAACTATGCAGAGAACGATCCTTTAAAACAAACGATTCAATATTTTGTACATTATAAATTCATGCCTGGGTTAGGCTTTTACGGTTTTGGTTTAACTCACATGATTGGGGGTCTTGGACGTGCTGCTACTAGCATCCTACGTCAGCTAATTGACGCTGGGACGTTGGCTAATTTGCCAGCGGGATTCAAGGCTAGAGGTGTAAGGGTTCGTAATTCGGATGACCCGTTACAACCGGGTGAATGGCGGGATATAGATGTACCTGGTGGCGATATAAGGAGTGCGATTACACCGCTTCCGTATAAAGAACCATCTGCAACGTTGGCTCAATTGCTGGCGGCTTTGATTGAAGGTGGACGGAGATTTATCTCTGTTGCTGATGAGCAAGTGAACAACATGAGTGGTGAAACACCAGTAGGCACGACTGTTGCTATGCTAGAGCGTGGCATGAAGGTGATGTCGGCGATACACAAGAGACTGCATTACGGACAAAAGAATGAGTTTAGAATACTAGCTCGGATTGTTGCAGAGAATCTACCTCCGTTCTATCCGTACCAAGTTGCTGGAGCGAGTCCTGAAATAAAACAACAGGACTTTGACGGACGTGTAGATATCATTCCTGTTTCAGATCCCAACATATTCTCTATGGCACAACGGGTAGCATTGGCTCAGAGTCAGCTACAACTAGCGCAATCCAATCCAGAGATGCATAATATGTACGCATCGTATCAAAGGATGTATCAGGCGTTAGAAGTTCAGAACATAGACGAGATCTTACCTCCGATACCAGAGCCTCAACCAATGGATCCAGCGATAGAGAACGCGAGGGCGTTGTCAGGACAATTGCTTCAGGCTTTCCCAGATCAGAACCATGATGCACATATCATGGCGCATATGATCTTTATGAAAACGCCGCTTGTGCAGACTTCTCCACAGATAATGGGAACATTCTACGCGCACCTCCAAGAGCATTTAAACTTTAAAGCTACGAACCAAGCTATACAGGAGGCGCAAGAAATCATGCAACAAGTGCAACTATTAGCTCAATCGGGAGGCATTACTCCTGAACAGGCGCAACAGGAGATTGCTGACATACAGGCTGGTCTTAACGATGCATCTGCTTTAGCTAATTACGTTGCAGAGATATCGGCTAAGATGATGGGAGAAATCATATCAGAGTTAATCCCACCACCCAATGATCCGATGGCTGATCCTCTGGTTCAAATCAGAATGCAAGAGCTACAAATAAAACGAGACGATGTTGAGAAAGATAATGAAATAGACAAAGCTCGATTACTTATGGAAGCCGCTAAAATGGAACAACGGTCTGCTACAGATGCGGCTCGTCTTGAGGTTCAAGAAGAGATCGCAGAGGATCGAACCGAAGTGAACAGAGAACGTATTGAGGTTCAACGAGAGGCTATGGAAGCGAGAAACAGGAGATAGACTAATGCCACTTAAAAGGGGAAAGTCTAAGAAGGTTGTTAGTTCAAACATCAGCAAGCTAAAGTCTGAGGGCTATCCTCAGAAACAAGCTGTAGCGATTGCTTTGTCTAAAAAAGGCATGGCTCGTGGTGGCATGGTTAACTCTAGGTTTAGTCCTATATCTAAGCCGCAAA